GAACGAAGAGGTAGACATCTTAATCCTTCTGTAACCTGCGTGGTTGCATTTTGTAGTTTGTGAGATAAGTTTATCTCAATAAAAAGACCTAATAAAAGTTTATAGAAGTTTTAGAAGGTCTATTTGGACAGCGGGAACACTTTGTCGTAAGAGAAGAACTTAGCGTCTGCATAGTCCAGGTCAGCAATCGCCCAGTAAGCCGAAGCAAAGACCGGCATGTCTTCATCACTTTCGGTCCAGGTCTGGAAGTCCTGCGCCCAAAGCTCGTTGTCCTCTAGCAAAGAGAAAATATATTCTGAAGATGCACCAGCCTGAATAACCTCAGCGAGAGTCTCGTTTTTGTCATCATACTTTTTAACGGCACTAGCAGCGATTGCTTGTAGGTCTACTGGAGTATCTGCTTTAGGTAGTGACAAAATAGATGCATACAATGCCTCAAACTGAGTCTTAGCCGCACGCGAGATTGGGTCAAAACTGGTTAGGTCTTCCTCGAGTAGCGAGAGGCTGTCGCGGAAGGTAGGGTTGCTCTTCAGCACGCTTAGGATGTGCTCCGAGGTTTCGCCTCGGTGAACCATACGAGCAGCTAGTCCAGTAGGGTCGATAGAGATTCCAGCCGAAGCGGTGAGTGCGCTCTGACGTCTAAACAGCTCTAGGGCTTCGCTACGTGCCTGCCAGTAAACCAAATCTGCATCGGTGAATGCAGGGAGCTCAGCGGATGCAACAATAGGAGTTACGTAGGTAGAAACCTCGGGTGCGATACGTCCAGCAGCAGTAAGTGCCATAAGACGCATGTCAGCGTGCAGGCGCTCGATGGTACCTTCTGATTGCTTATACGCTGAGGCAATAAGTGGGCGGATGCTCTCGTCAACTGAAACGTCCGCTGCAATCCACTCTGCACGCGCGTCAAGAATCTCTTCGACGCTTAGCTCGGTCGCTGCAGTTGATAGCGGGTGCTGGATAGGCAGCAAGTCATAGTTCACCTGAGCAGATGCAGTCAACCCCTTCGACATAAGTTCAATGTGGCCAGATACTGCCTTACGGATAGCAAAGTTGCGAGCAGCTGTCTTCATACCGTGAGTAGTGCCGTAGGTGCGCTCTGCAACAAGCGAAACATAAAGCGGGTCAATCTGACGCTCTGGAAGAAGCTCGGCGTTAGCTGAAGCGACCATAGCATACATCTCTTCACGAGTGAATACGCTGTCGATATCTTTTCCAGCCGAGTCTGAGTTAATAATCTCGTAGTTGTTCATTTTTATAGGGTACCTTTCTTAGGAAGCAGGTCAGCGTCCGGGCTGCTGTATAGAGCAGTGGCTAGGATAGCGGCTCGCTCATAAGGGTTTTCTTCGTTCTTTAGTCCACGCAACCAGGCTGCACGGATAGCGGGGATTACGTCATAGCCCAGTCCAGAGAACTCGGCTAGAACGTGGATTGCATGCTCCTGAGACTCGTAGTCTTCTTCAGAAAGAAGTTCGACCGATAGTTCAGCAGAATAGTCCGGAGCACCAGATGCGGTAAGCGTGGCGATGCCTCGGGTTGACTTTGGGTGTTCCAACGGAAGCAAGTCAAAGTCCTGAGTGTATGCAGAACTTGCTGGCTCTCCGTGTAGGAGTAGAGATAGGAATGCATCTACGCGATTTAGAGACCAGTCTTCGCGAGTCTGAGATGAAAACTCTCCGCCTCTGTAAGTACCGGCTCCACGGCGGTAGACGGCCTTGACCATGTCTACAGATGCAGTGAATGGAGTTTGTGGGTTCTTGGTGTTGTAGTCGAGAACCTTTTTACGCAACGCAATTTCGTTGCGCATTGGTAGGCGCAATTTCTTGCTACCTGCTGGAGCCTGAACGTCGCCCTCTTTTAGGACAGGCGCTGATGCACCACCAAAACCTCCACTAGCGGTAACCGAAAGTGTGACGTCTCCCTCACCCTGAGTCTCCTCAGACTGAACATCAAATACCCGTGCTAAATAATCAGACATTAGAATCCTACTGAATCCAATCCAATGGTAGAGCGTAGCTGCCATTCCCACTTCTGGTGCATGTCAATGCGGCCAGCTAGGAAATCTGCTACTCCCTGCTCATTTGCGTTGTTACTGGCGTAGTTGAAAGCCTTCTTGATGTCGTCAATCAACTTATTGTTTTCTGTGTGCAGAGATACAAGCATCTCGTCTGCGTTGTTGCTTAGACGGCGTCCACCTTCTACGCATGACATTTCTAGGAAGTCAGACAAGAAGTAAGGAGCGTCGAATCCGAGCTTGCGGATAAGTTCTGCTAGAGGGTCAATAGCGCCGTCAATGTCTTCGTAAACATCGCCAAACAGTTCGTGCAAAGAATAGAAGTCCTTGCCCTTAACGTTCCAGTGATAACCCTGAGCTAGGAACTTGAGAACAACCGAGCTACTAAGTGCTTTAGCTAGGTGTTGAGCAAGTTCTGCCTTCGTGCTTGCGACTGGCATATCTTCAGTCATCTCAATCATGTCCATAGTGTTTTCCTTATGCTGTAGGTTCTGCTAGCCCTGGCGGCGCTGGGGCTGGAGTTGGGGCCGGAGCGGGGGTTGGTGCTGGTGCTCCCTCTGCTGGTGCGGCAGGCGCTGCAGGTGCTCCCGGAGCAGCGGCTGGCTGGCCTCCGGTGAGTAGCTGCTGAATCTCTGGTGGAACAGGAGCAACCGAGTTCTCCTGAGCAATACCTCTAACCTTGTCCATGACCTCAGGTGCAACAGCAGCGAGCATGGCTTCGGTTAGTTCTGGAGTAATGGCACCCTTAGTGATGACTAGTCGAAGGGCAAGCTCCATTGGGCTTGGAGCATCATTATCCGAGAATCCGTGAGCACGACGCCAGGTGTCGTATGAGACAGCGAGGTTGTTAAATCCTGCGTCTGCGTCGGCAGCACGGTCGTTGCGAGTGGTTACCTGGCTTGGGTCATACCAAATAACAATTCGGTTGACTTCGCTTTCGCTGTAGCCAATCGAGATTAGGTATGGGCGCAGGTAAACGATGGTTAGGGCGTCTGCAATAAGAAGCATCAGAGGCTCGATGTGCGCCTTGTAGAGGCTCTCATCAATCTGAGTTGCGTTTGAGTACTTAACGTTGGCAAGACCCGTCACGATGTCTTTAGGAACGTCTAGGCCCTGCATAATACGCTCTAGCACGCGGTCCGCACGCTGAGCAAGTGCAGGGTCGAATGAACGCTCAAACTTGAACTGCTTAATCTTGTCACCAAGGTCTGCAGGTCCGCGAATGATAAGTGGAACAACAGCAGAGGCCGAGTCCTCGTCCTTGATAGGAGTTGTCATCGCGTCGATGAGTTGGTCCTCAAAGTCGTCAGCAGCTTCCTCTGGGTTGTACTGCTCGTTGTAGACGCCGTCTTCGTCGTAAGGGTAGTCAGCCTCTGGGCTGGCTGCAACAGACAAACCATCTGGCAAGTAAAGAGCACCAGCGTTGAGGCGAGAACGTGCAGTAGCACGGAAGGTACGGTTGAGTAGAAGTAGCTCAGCGCAGAGGTCTAGTAGACCGCGGAGGCTCGAGTCGGCTTCCTGTGAGTAGCGCGGGTGAGACTTCCAAATGCGACCAATGAATGCGCTAGATGGAAGTGCAATCGCTTCGATGTTTCCAGAAGACATCATCGAGCCGCCTGAAGAAATCTCGCGGCGCGGGTTGATGATGTAGTTACCTTTTTGGTCAATCTGAAGTTCGTCAGTTGAGCGGATGTCCCAGCTTTCTGGAAGTCCTGAACCGATACGCTCTGGAACCTGAACTAGGTAGCACTCGCCAGTAACCTGAAGGTTTAGAGCAGCGTCCTTGAGCAGACCAGCCTGGCCTCCGTATGCACTGTCAAGACGGTCAAGTGCGCGGGCTGCAGCAGCAGCAAGTTTTTCGTCAATGATTGTAGACTTGTCAATTGGTACTGGTGCCTCGGCTGGGTCGTCAACGCTAGCTGCGTAAATGCGAATGCGAGAAACAACAGACGCAACTAGGTTGAAGGCATACTTCACTTCACCGATTGCGTCGTAGTATTCCCAGGCTTCCTTCTGCCACGCAGAAGATGCAGACTGACGGCGACTCTTGAATAGAGCAGCCTCGCCTTTGTCGTTCATCTTGATTTGAACGGCGGCTGCAGTTAGGGCGCGTGGTGCGTTGTACGCAACTGGCTGAGCAGAAGCGATACCAAACGAGTCAGTAAACTGAGTTGGCTGAGGAGGGCGGATAGGTCGAACGCCTGGCGATGAAGCGCGAACGCCGCCGTTGTTCGAGTTGCGTGGCTGATTGTCAGCTTCACGTCTAAAAATGCCCAAGGGGACTCCCTGTCTTTAAATAACGGAACGAGTCTAGTCTACCCGTGCGGCTATGTATCCGACAATACTAGATATTGACAGTACTAATGATACCACAAATGTGATGCTAGGAGCTAGCAAGTATGCTGCGATAATAATAGCGGCGACCCAGAAGCTCGAGCACCAACTACACGTAATCAGATAGCCGATTTTTGTAGTCTCTGGTGGAAATTTTTTCCAAATCCACTGTCGCATCGGGTCAAAAAGAAAGTCAGTAGTGATAAAACGCGTGACTCTAAACGTTGCTAGGGTTAAAACGATGTATGTAAGCGCATCTAATGTCATTCTGGGTCCTTCATCGAGTTGATTGTCTTGTATGCGTTCCATCCTCGGAGTCGAGAACCGCATCCGCAGTTAGTGTCCTTCTTAAAAACGAGCATTTTTCCGCTAACTGTGACCAAACGAGTGTCATTTGTGACTTGGTCGGCTTTTTCTAGCTCTACAAAACGCTCTCGAAAGATAATTGCGGGTCCAGTAGGGCTATCTGCAGCTACAACAACGACGTCATCGGCCAAAATTACCCTAGTTGTGCCCACATAATGCGCTCCTTCGGTCGGAGGAGAGCTTTTTAGCTTCAAAACGTCGTCAAATTGCCCTGCAGCGGCTACAACTAGGTGCGCAGGGAATACATCCATGTGAATTTTCATCGAACCCTAAACATTCCGCCAC